TACAATCTTTTCTATTTTCTGCAATATCAATAAGTCTGTTTGCCTTCGCTTGAGCATCAAATATAGCCGCACCACCGTCTGGACCTGCAATTAAGAAATTAATATCATATTCTGCAGGATTTCTGAAAACTTCATAACCACTGATAACATCAGCTAAAGTAGCTTCCATTCCACCAGTTGCTGAGGAGTAGTCATATCCATTTGAGAATGAGTATGATCTATTTCCAAAACATCCAAAGTTTACTCCAGTAGCAATTTGTCCAGGAGCTATAGAACCACCACTAGTTTGGACATAACCAGTAATATTAGTAAATCTTGCGCCACTGACTTCTTCCGCTGCCCCAGAGTAAATGTATTGGGATACATTTGCTAAGTAATCTTTGTAGTAAATGTTCTCGGCAGGAGAAATTTTACCGTCAATAGCTTTTGATAGATTTGTATATTTTTCTAGAAGATTTCCTGCGGTTCCTGTTATAGATCCACTTTCGTCAACTACAACGACATGCACTTCATCATTCCTTCCACCTCTATCTTTGGCATACTGTGATGTACCTGGTTTTGGTGCAATAGATTTCCAGAAAACTGTAGAATTTGACAATCCTAAAGTCTGTTGGTCATACCAATCAACGGAAACATTTTCGTTAGTAGTCAGCAATCCTTCACCATAACCATCAGTTCCATCAGCAATACTTCTTGTATATCTTACTACTAATGTAGTAGAAGCTATTGATAATGGGGACGCGGAATCAATTATAATTAATCCCGTGTCAACCCCAACAATTCTAGCTGACAAAGATCCATTTAAAGTTTGGATTAAATCTCCAACCTGAACCGTATCTATTACTGTAACAGGTGTTAGGTCAGATGCATATGTAATAGTTGTAGATCCGAGTCCAACTGTTGCAGTCCCAGGAAATCTGAACTTCTCAAGAGAAGTGGCAGCTCCTACACTGTTGAAAACTTGATAGTAATTTCCTGGACCATCAGGAAGTCTATTCAAACCCGATGATGCATATGTAATTTCGGTAGCAAGACCGGTAACATTGTTGTGGAGACTGACGATCTTGACATCAATACTACCCTCATTTACTTTACTAACAATTCCTTTTACATATCCGTCAAAAAGTTCAATAGTTCCAGTTGGGGTGGCATAACTAGTTCCGATTGAACAAGTAATAGCAAATCCAGCAGAAATTCCAAAGGTTCCAATTGATACTCTTTGATCCGCAAAAGCATCAATCGTGCAAACTTTTAGTCCGTTAGCCCATGATCCCGGATTCTTAGCAGCAAAAAGCCAATCGCTATCTGTAGCATGATTGTTGTTATAATCTTCTTGACCGGTGATCTTTAAATTAACTGGAGCTGCTGGGTCTACTGGCCAATTTGCATTTCTCAAATCCTCAGAGTCTACTCTAACTACTCGTAGAGTTCCTCCATATGAAAGGTATGACGAAGCGGTTAACCAGTATTCAGCCTGACCATCGGAAGCTGATGGTTTGCCAAATGTATTCAATAAATCTTGCTCAGTTTCAATTAAAACTGGCTCGCCTACTGGCCCTTTTACAAAAGGTGCAGCAAAAGCACCTACTTGATCGTTTACTGCATCAATTCTACCTACAGTAAGATCAACTTCTCGAACTTTTATGCCAGGTGATACTAAGTTTAGCGACATGTCTTTCCCTCTGAAGAAGTTCAACTTAACTAGAAATATTTATTATTTGCTAACTTTATATTGGGGAAACCGCCAATGAACACTACCAATCTGGATATTTCCAATATGAATTCGATAATTTTTGTTTTCTATTACTAATAATTCTCTCTTTAGTGCATTCTTTACACTCATATGAATATGCAGAAGGAATGTCTCCTCTTCCTTTCCGTGTTAAATAAAATCCATCCAATAGGTCTTTAATTTGGCCACAAACTCTACATTTTCTTTCCGTAAGAAATAGATGTTCTAATTCAAATTGATCATCTATATCCATTATTGATAATCCCACATAAATGATCTATCTCCATACTCATCAATATGCCAACGATCCCCATCTTCATCAATAAAACTCTCCCCACCTTCCAATCCATCAGTTATGAATCCAAATGGAGCCATGTCTTGTTCAATTTGATTTTTCTGTTCTTCGTATAATCTTTTACGAACATCATTGTCCGTCATCTCTTTAAAATATGGTTGTGCAATTAACCAAGCAAAAATAACTAGACACATTGCAAGATCATCATTGGATCCATCTTCAGCTTCAAATGAATTTGATTTTTGAATAAAAGTCGTAAGTTCACTTATGGTATCATAATCTTTAATAATTAGTTTATCTCCCTCAATCAGTGTCTTAAGATTCATACATCCAATCTTTTTGACATTTTTGGACATCTTGACACCCATCTGAGATTTCTTACCAGAAAATCCTTGACCAACTAGTTGACCAGCACGACCTCTCATTGTACACATAAGAACATTATCATACTCCAAGTCCATGTGAAGAATTTGACCTACTTGTTCTCCAACATCATTAACTTCCACAAGAATGTATGCATTATTATATGCAATAGCAAGATCTTTAATTATGCTTGGGAATAACATTGGTTTGATTTGATTATTCCTATACTTTGCAACAAGGCGATATGGGAAACTTGTTGTATCACAAATAGTAAATGCAGAATAATCCTTTTCTACACCTCTTGCAACATCTACAGTTACCACATAATTGTGTTCTTTTTGAGGTTCCTCATAAATATCCAACCCTGCATTTGATTTAATTGGATCATCATAAACTAAAGATTTAAGTTTTGCCGCAGATACGAGAGTATCTGAAGATCCTAAAAAATCACATTCAAATTCTTGTTGGAATTGTTCTTTCGAAGTATTTGCAATGGTCTGATCTTTCCATTTATCGTCCCTACCAGGAACTTCAGACCAATGAACATCGGTAGGTACATATTCATTCTTACCGCGTTCAGCGTCATGCCACATACGATAAAAATGGTTCATGCCCTTTGGGGTTGAAACTATGATGACTTTTGTGTTTTGGCCAGACGATATAGTAGGATAAACAGAGGCAAAGAAGTCATCAGCAATGTGATTTGGGATGAATGCGAACTCGTCCAAAAAGATGATATTATACGATCCACCTCGGACAGCAGATGCAGAAGTAGATGCGGCGATAATTTTGGAACCATTTTCTAATTCTAGAGATCGTTTATTCCATGATACGATACCTTGTTGCATCCACTTTGGTAATTTTTCATATGCAAACTGCAACCTACTTAACAAATCTTGTGCAGTGGACGCCTTGTTGGCTAGAATAGCTATGTTTACATTATCATTAAAAACCGCATAATGTAACAAATATGAAACACAAGTAGTAGATTTACCTGTCTGACGAGGCATTCTACAAATATTAAATCTATTATCGTGGAAATTGGTAATCAGTTTTTCTTGAAAAGGATACATCTTGAATGGTATCTCACCATAATCCAGAGAAACGATCTTAATATAATTCTTAGCAAAATAAACAGGATCATTTTTGCACTTGATAAATTCAAGAATTTGTTCCTGTGTGAATTCTACAGCTACATTAGCCTTCTTAAGGTTTGGATTACCAAGATAAATCTGATCACTCATAAATCAAAACTTCGCTAGACTCGCTACTACTTCTTGTTGTTTTAGATACAGCTTAAAATAAGCTTTTGCAAATTCTATTGCTTCTTCTCTATCTAATTTATCTATGACTCTTGACTGCTGTTCATAGATTAACATTTTATTGATATCTTCAAGTACAATCTCAGAAGGGTCTACATTCATTTCATTTACCTGGAATAACTACAATTGGTTTAGATGGGTCTGTGGGGCTTGGATACCACTGCATTATAACTGCGCCTGGATAGAACTTCTCGATTTCCTTTTTGACTTCATCTTTTGATGGTCTCTTCATATTTGGGAAGAAAAGTTGAATATTCATCATTGGTCTTCCTCTCCAGGAAAATAGTATAGTATAAACATTACCAGTGGATTGTATCCGTTGATAGTCCTCGTTTGTTAATTGCCCAGGTTGAATAACAGAATCTGCAAGTGGTAGGGATGGGCCACTAAACTTCTTCATTGCAGCGGCCTTTTCTCTAGGATTGGTAGTACCCTTTGCAAGATTTCTAATTTTTGCAGTTCTTTGTGACTGTCTATGACCTCCACCGATCTCAAAACTCACATTTTCATTTGCTGGATGAACTTCATTTGGGTCATATGGATTTGGATCTAATGATGCAGGCATTGAGAACATTTTCCAATAACCTTCACCATACTTACATTCCTTTGCGGTCTCTTTTTTCTTACACTTAGGGCAATATCTAACCATTTCATTCATTTCCTGGATGGAAGTTCCAGTTACGATTGGATCCGGTTTAACAATATCCACAAATTCATACTCAGTTGCTCTGAATTCATCTCTCCAGTTAGAAAACTCATAACCCTCTTTCTGAGTTTTATTGCCCCAGTTCTTTGCACCAACTTTACGGCACTTAACTAATGCACCAGAAGCATATGCAGAAGGCCAAACCTTATAACGAGATTTTACCTTTGAGTAACATGCGTCTTTCTCTTCAGTCGCAACCATCTTAGCCTTACCCTCTCTGTCGGGATTTGGGTCTTCTTCATTCTTGCGACGGAATGCTTTTTCCTCTTCCTTATCGGAGAGGTCTGCCTTCATTTTGCTGGAACCACACTTTGGTTTTGTGGTTTGTCCTGGTTGTTTTGCACAGGGTTTTCCTGCGTATTTACCACCCAGTTGAACCCAACCAGGGGTGCCATCAGAAGCGCGACTCTTAGTAAACCAGTCACGCAAAGAACTATCACCACTCTTGTTTTCATCAATAGATTCCTCCTTCACACAATTGGGAACTACTTTTTTTCCCTTCTTTTTCATTCCAACCTGTTTATAACCATCCCAACACTTTTCATCTAGTTTTGCAGATTCATCATAAACTTTCTTTCCATCTTTAATATAACCAGATCCTTTCTTATCGTAGAAACGAATACCTTTTGTCAGTCTCTCAGAGGTCAACTCTTCCTTTCTCTTTTTTGCGGAAGTTCTCTTTGATTCTTCTTTTTCACCTCTTTCTTTTTCAAGTTCGGCCTGATCTTCTTTACTTGAAATATCTCTGTATTTTCTACCAGTAACCGAAGAGGTAGAAATCATCTCTTCAATTTTTTTCTTACGACCTTGACAATGAGCTCTCTGAGAAAATCCTTTTGGATTATCGCAATCAATTGACTTCTTATATTTGTCAGACCACTCTTCTTTTACTTTTTCTACTTTCTTTAGTTTGGAATAGTAGTTTGGAAGTTCGTCAAGATGTTGAAGTGCAATCTCTTTTGCTACTTGATTATCAGTAGTATGTTCATGTTCAACTTTCATCCCCATCTCAAGTTGTTTTTCAATTACTGATGGGGATACTTTATGCTTTTTTGCGATTTCTTCTACCGACTTATACGACTTGAATGATTCTTTTACTTCCTTCTTTTTCTCAGTATCATCTTCGCCACCATCCATGTGGTCAGCTACTGTATCAAGATACTCAGATGCCTTAGTGATCTTGGATTGAACCCATGCTTCAAGATCTCCCTCACCTTTGAGGTGACGCATCAATCTTTCAATAGCAGATTTTGCAGTCTTTAGTTCCCCACGAGCCATAGAAAACTCAAAGTCTTCTCCAAGAGGAGCAATGGTTTCCAGATCAGAGAGAATAGACCACTCCTTAAAGGTGAGTTTATCCATTATTTTGCAAATACTTTCCTATATTTTATTTAGATAGATCCTGATTCATGGAACTCTTCAAGAACTTTTGAAGTTCAGCAGTAGATCCCAAAAATACTGCATTGTTAGTTACATTAGTTGGCGCAGATCCTTTTTGTTCTTGATTAATATCTTTCATCTTCTTCTGAAGATCGATTAGTTTGTCGGTAACATCGCCAACGTTTTTAATTAATTGTCCAGCAACCTCATATGCTCTAGGAGAATCAGATTCTTGTGCGAGTTCTAAAATACCATTAATAGCTTCTTGACCCTTTTCTATGATAGAATAAAGTTGTCCTCTAGAATATTCATAATCTTTTTGAAGTTGATCTGATTCTTCTTTTTTTATGATTGGAGAAATTTCCGATTTTACAATTTCGGATTTAATCTCTGTTGGTTCTATATCTAAAGCTTTATCAATATCTTCGAAACTCATACATCAATTCCTTTAGTAGTACTGTAAACTTTACCATCGCCATAGTCGTAACGATATTCACTAAATCCAAAATCATCATCTAAATCTATTAATTCGTCATCTGCGTCATTAATTACATTTACTGCAGTTCCAGATGCATGGATTGCAATACTAGTATTATCTTGTGCTCTATTGACTAATAAAGTATTTCCAGTAATCTTACGAATATACATCGACTCATCATCGATTTGAATGTATGAATTAACAACCAATGCAGTTGCATCAGATACATTAAACTCCGTAACATCTTCAGTAATATCTTCTGCAATTACTGTAATTTCATCGCTATTATAATCTTTGAGAGCCCTTGGCTCAGCAACATATCTGAGTTGTCTGGAAGCATTAACTCTATTTGTATTTGTATAGTAATCGACTTGAACCTCTTTAATCAGAGAGTCATTTCCATTTCCAACAGGACCAAATAGATATGTCTTTGCAGTAAATTCTAGAGTATAAATTAAAATTCTTCTCGTAGTAAAATCCCCTTCATATTGATCATCCATTGAAATTCTTTCAAGGATCATCGGGATATCTCGTTTCTCCCCAATACTTGATACTAAGTCAACAGTGAGATTTAAGTGTGGTTGAAAATATGGTAATATTTGTTCTACAATTTGTAAAGCATCTTCATTCAATTTGGACATAATTGAAAGTTTGAAGTTTACATTATATGGGACAGGCATGAAAACATTTGTCACTCCATTATTATTCTTATCAACTGATTTAAAAGTCTGCATTGTTGAAGACTTTCTGGAAGGATCATATTGAATTCCTGTCATTTCAAATGACATTCTTGGGAGAGTTATAGCTACTCTCTTTTTGAGATCGGGTACTTGTTCAATTCTTGCCAAGAACTTTTGTACTGGACCATAGGCAATCGGCACAGTTAGGATACTAAAATCATCCCCTGCGTTATCTTTATGTTTAATTTTAATATCATTAAACAACGTGCCGAAAGATACAATCGTCTTTCTCAATATTTCGTGATAAAAATAATTTGAGATCATTACAAGTATTGGTAGTGTAATAATTATTTAGTATTCACCAAATGGATTCTTTTGACTGAAATCTACAATTAGGTCAGCAGCCTCTTCTATTTCAATATTTTCTGCATAGAGATCTTGGAATTCATTCGTTTGAACTGTAGAAACTTTATAACTTGCAGCTACTCCGACTATAGCTTCACCTCTTGCAAAAACTCCATCAACTATTGCAACCTTGAGTATTCTATTCGTTGCATCCCAATCTCTTACATATCCAGTTGTGCCAGTTCTTGAACCAGTAACAACTTCATTATAATCATAATCGCCAAAAGTAGTTGCGGTGGGATCTGTGAAAGATATTGTTGGGGTGAATGTATACCCAGCACCAGCGTTGGAGTAACGAACAGAAACAACTTGACCATTAGAGTTAACTACTGCCTCTGCCTGTGCATTATTAATATTTGAAGATACTCCGACACTAGTCGGAATAAAGACTCTCTGAATCGTTACTTGTGGTGTTGTAGTATATCCAACTCCACCAGAAGAAAGCCCAACAATTCCCAGGACTCCTGTATTGATTATTGCAGTTGCAATGCCACCAGCTCCTCCACCACCACCAGAAATAGTAACCGTTGGTGGTAAAGTATAACCAAATCCGGGATTTGTAATAAGAATCTTATCAATTGCAAGTTTTTGGTTTGTAGATCTACTTGTCATAATTGCAACAGCGGTTGCAGTTTGACCGCCAGTTGGAGCAGTAGATATAGAAACCGTAGGTGCAAAAGTATATCCAAATCCGTCATTAATGAGATCAATGTACTGTACGGACTTGGAATTTGGATTTGTAGTTGCAAAACCAACCGTAGCTACCGCAGTAGTTGCCGCAGTTCCGACCATCTGAATCGCATAAACATTTCCAAGATCTTTTATTGATTCATTAATTTCAATTCCAGTTGCATCAACTTCGGGGACATCAATAATTTCATCTTCATATTCAAATCTTTCACATCTAAGTTCGTAAACATATAGATTATTGAGTTGATAAAAAGGCTTTTTACCTTCAACATACTTAATTTCAAACAGAGATTCATCAAGAGGAAACCAAATCAAATCTCCTTCTTGTGGTCTATATGCAACTTTTCTTTCATCTTCAGGCCATAATTTTAGTAGTGGTGAGATAAAATCATCATACCTCTCTTTAGAAATCACAAGATTGATCTCGTCATTACTCCTTACACCAAACTTGGTAAGAAGATCCCCATTACCACTAAACCCATCAAAATTCATTAAGTATGCTTCTATTCTAAAACTATCATCAAATTTTGAAGCAGTTACTTCTTTAATTACTGTATTTTCGCCTATAATTCTTCTAGGCATGTACAGAACATCTTGTCCGTACATTTTAAGTTGTTCGTTAATTAGATCTTGAATAAGTCTCTGCTCACTCGGAGATCCTTGTAAAAAATAAGAATTGAGTGGTGACATATCAACCTATAAGATCTAGTGGTGGTAATTCGTATTCATTCTTAAGTTGTTGTTCTAATTTCTCTATCTCAGTAACCCCATCATCATAAATTTGCCTACCGTTTAATTGAACCCCTCCAGGGAGAAGAACTCCATTAAACTTAATCATATTTTGACCCCACTGTTTCTTTATAAGAGCCGTAAGATATTTTTTCAACCACCAGTCATTGTATAGTTTTGGTGCATCTGATGGGTCAACAATTCTATAACAATCAATAATTACATATTCATTTTCACCCACCTCAGACCAATCAATATCGAGATAAAGTTTATGATTTAACTTGTTGAAACGAATTTGTGCATGTGGATTCAAAAGGAAATCTAGATCTTCCAAATATCTCTTGACCATTGCATAGTTGAGAAGGTCTAATGCACCATAATAGTAAACATCATTTAAGAATAGTTGATATTTAATATTAAATAAACCGTCTGAAACCGTACTCGAATTTATTTTAAGAATATTATTAACGCCGATGATCGAATCTGGAAGAGGTAAATAGTTTACTCCTTCAACATAAGTGAGTGAAGTGAGTCCAGCTCCAACAATCGCACCAGATGTTGTTGAAGTCCCTACAGGACCAGATTGAGAAAGAGTTCCTTTAGTTGCAGGAGTGAGTTTATGTTTTAAGAATACCCTATCAATTCCATCGTAATGACGTTCATGATAATACTGAATTGCGTCATCAATTAGATTATCAATTTGATCGTCATCTACGTTTATCTCTAGAACTGGTTTGCCTAATTGTTTCAGACAGTATTCTTTCAACTCCACTCTACTAGATGGCTGCGCCATAAAAAATACCCCTAGTCTTATAGAGGTATTTATTAATTAAATAATAGAAACATATGTTCTTGGTATCTGATATGGATTATTGATAGTGAGAGCATTTATTTCTTGAACATATATCGATCCAATTCCAACATAGGAAGATTTTGAGAATGATTCAAATCCAAAACAAATATTAAATAACGTATTAAAAGTATTAACATATAATTTAGTAATTGATTCTTCAGAGTATCCAGAAATATTAATAGACCCCCCAGTTACAGTAGATGGTACAAATCTGACATCGGGATAATTCAATTCTCCATATAAATTAAAATCTACTAAACCAACCTTGGAATAGACTGATAGTTTTCTGGTGGATCCAAAACCTCCAAAATTAATTAATCCACTCGAATCAATGAAGTATTCAGATTCTATTTTTGCAAGACTATTACCAAATATAGTATATAAATGACCAGAAGAAGGTGATGATCTTGTAACAGATGATTGTGATGAACCTAGAATATTTAATGTAGCAATCTGTCCAGTATAATTTTTAGTATCAACTGCATTATAAGATGATAAAGCATATAGTGATCCACTTCCGATATCGGAGTAACTAAATTTAAATCCACTATAAGATCCAGATAATTGATATGTACTTAATGCGTTATAAGAATATGTTGAGTTAATTTGAGTGTTAGATGCGCCATCAAATGCAAATAATCCAAATCCTTGTGAAGGACTAAAACTGACTTTAGATGTAGCCGAATCTTGATTGTCGCATTTAATGTCTTCACTATCGCAAGTATCATATGTATTATCTACATCATATCTTGTAAATCTGAATAAAGCGGTAGAAGTTGTGGGTGATAGTATAAATTGATTATTTGTGGATGATCCATTTATTGAAATTTGGACACTACTAATATTTGAATATACAACTTTGGATGAAGAATATCCGGAAATACTATAAATTGGTGTATCTGTTATAATCGGTTTACTAAAACTATTCTGAGAAGAATTAGAGAAAGTAAATAACTGTACATTATTTGGAGAATTTATCGAAGTAGATTCTGAAGTTGTTCCGGATATAGAAATATTTCCATTACCACCATACGCATAAGATTTCTTAAGATCACTTACTGATGTAGATAATATTTCACCAGAACCAGAATAAGACTTGCTTAATTTTTCTCTGGTTAAACTTGTTTGTTGAGAAATTGCAATTGATCCAGAAGTTGCAAATTCTCCAGAGTCACCATAATAACCATAAACTGAAATTTTTCTATTTAAAGAATCCCCATAAAGACTCAGTGATCCAATAGAAATATATTGAGATATTTCAAAATTATATCCACCTATTCCAGAAATAGTAAATGTACCAGATGCTTTATATGGAGCTCTAAATCCTTGAGTATTTGTTAATTTTTTATCATCATTAAGATTTAATGATCCACGGCCCTTATATTTAAAATCATAGTTTCTCGAAAAAATATCTACAAATATACTTCCACTTCCACTGTAGTTTGATAACAATCTGTACTTAGTTTCGCCAGAAACCCCGAATAGGGCGGGAGTACCTATGTAAGAAGGAACAAAAACGTCTACGGATTTGGATCGACCTACAAGTATTTCTCTACCAAAAGTTATTATTTCTTCATTAATGTTAAAAGTGACAGTTTTTGACGCAAAAGTATTGGTGTTTATTCCTGTAATAACACCAAGTTTTAACGAGCCTATAGTACTTTCAAATGAATAATTCATTGATACTGATCTGTAACAACTTTTTTAGAAAAAAAATAGGAGGATGCCATAAAAAAAGGATCCTCCACAGAAATTATTAATATTTAAATTATCTTCTAATGTGTCAATCAAGAGCAACATTTAAGGTAATTTTAATTTGATCACCGGGATTACTTATAGTATATGGTCCATTAGTAAACCTTTCTGCGTACATAATCGAATTATAAAGAGTTGCGCTACCCAATCCAATTGGACTGTTAAGAGTTGGATTTAGAGCCGGTGTTGTGTAAAATTCATCTGCATTAGGAACATCAAATACAGTATAAGTTCCTGATGTTAATGTTGTATTTCCAGTTCCAGCAGAAATGTATAAAATATCTCCCGGAATTAGTTGATGTCCTATTGCTGTAATTTTTCCGTAATTAAAATCTACGCTGGGATCTGTTGCTACTTGAATATTCTCAATCAATGCTTTATCCAAATAAACAACATTTAATGACCTATCAATACCTACAACTACGGTTCCGGTTTGAATTCCAGCATTTCCAGCAACAACCATACCCAAAGTAATATCATCTACACTTAGATCTTGGTCAATTGTTAAATAGAAATTTCCAACAACTCCAATAACTGGATCTGTATTACTTCCTTTAGTAACTGTAGTTCCAATACCAACTGAAGCATAGTGATTTACACCTTGGACTGTGACCGGCATATTATTTGCACGAGTCACATAATATCCATAAACATCACCAGCCTCTGAGGTAAAACTAAAAGTTTGTTCTGGATATGTAGCAGTTGTACCTGAACCTACTTGATTTATCCTCCAACGAGAGCCATTTAATAGAATTCCAGTTTGCGAAGTATAATCTTGATCTGATCTATTATTTACACAATACGGATATCCAGTAACCGGAGTTGACCCATATCCAACCGCTCCAGAAGTAGTGTAAGGTTCATAATAATCGGTTTGTGACGGAACATCAGATTCTGCAGGAACAGTGTTACTTGTAAAAAGTTTTAGAACTAAATTTCTCGGAGATTGGTCAGCTAAATCTGCTGTAAAATTATTTTGAGCAATCAAATATCGAAGGGATTCAAGTTCTCCAATGTTTGGAACTAATAGTGCCATTTAAAAACTCCGTACAAACTATAATGTTTCTTGATATCACTATTTATAATTTTAATTTTAATGAGATCAAAAATCTATTGATATTATTGACCGCAATAACATCAAATGACAAAATATCTCCCGCTACTATACTTTTTGTCCAATTAGTTAAATCATCGTCACGAACTTTTATTTGATTATTTATTTGTGGATAAGCCCCACCAACTATTGAAGTAAAAGTTGGGAATGTTAAATAATTTGATTTTTTTATGTCTAAAGTTAAATCACCCTGTTGATCCGATAAAATAACTAATGATTCTATGACCCCACTTACATCCAAAGTAATAGACCCCTTATTTCCAGGCAACATATCTATAGATCCACTATCTACCACATAGTTAATAGTTCTAGTCAAATCCGCTGTTGATGCAAGAGCTATAATAAAAACATCATCTCCGGAGTTTGGAGATGTACTAAAAGTTATATTATTTGTAGATATAGTATAGTCCTCAATTGGTTTCATCATAAGATTATTTTTAACAACAATTAATTGTTGATCATTAATAGGAACATATGGATTTCCATTTGAAAATAAACTAAAAGTCTGGACAATTCCATTAAATTCTGAGTTTATACTATCGAGAATAATATTCCCATATTGAATAGATTTAGTTGGAATTTCATAGTCAACGCCAATTCTATAGGGTCCTGGTTCATTTAAAGTTACTAAGTAATCGGTCATTATGATACTCCTGGAGTTACCAGAACGTTTCCCTGAACAGCTCGGGTTCTGTAAGAATTAGGTGAAATAAGAATAACATCATAAACATAACGACCACCTTCAATTGCATCTGTTGCAGTATATCCCATAGAAACTGCAATTTTCCCATTTAATCTATCGGTAAAAGAAAGTGTTAAAGGGTATGCGGTAGAAGATGTAGGATGTTTTCTGATTGATGAGATTCCGGTATATCCGGTCAAATTTAATGGTGCATTATTAGTGTTCCTGATAGTAAAGGTGGCTTGAAAATCAACCCCTTGTTCAAGAATTAAGTTTACATTTCTTGCCGCCATTATTAGTATCCGTTTTTAAGTATTTATGATTAAGAGTCTAATTTAGACAAAATTAATTTCATCATATCTTTCATTTCATTCATATCAGATTTTAACTGGTCTATTTCATCAACTCTACTTTTAAGTTGATTTAGATTATCAATTTCTTTTATTTTTTGATTTTTTAATTCCAAATATTTTTCATAATCGGAATTAGAACAATTTAATATAGCACCAGAATTTTCATCTCGAAATAATCCAATGTTTCCTTCTACGGGTATTAACATAATTTTAGATGGTTGCAATAGCTCTAAAGTCTCTAATTTTTGGAGTAAATGCTGAATTAGTTCCGGACATTAGAATTTTAATTTGGAATCCATTAAACTGTGGTAAATTGGAAGCAGTAAATTCATAAGAATTGAAATTATTTTCAAATTTAGAACTTAAGACATTTTTATCGGGTCTTCCATTATTCTTAGAAGAATCAATCACTTGTAAATTTGCATCCAGATTGTCATATCCTGGGAATAATTGCCAAAGTTGAGATTCTGAAGGAGAATCGGACCTAAAGATTCTATAACACAATCTAATATCATTAGTTGAATGTCGGAAAGCCTCAAAAAATACTTTCAAAGTATCAGCTGACTTATCCAATAAAACAGGACTACTCAAATAAACTGCTGCCGTTGGATCATCAGTCAGAGAGTTCACTCTCGCATCATTAGCATAATCCGTAACTTTAGAGTTTATTCTGTTAGAAACAGTGATCAAACTTACCCTATCCAGGTCGATCATTGGAGAAACATAATCATTCTGAGATGACATTGTTAGTTCCATGGTAAATGACTTTTTACCAGGGAAACTTGACAAATAAGTTTCCTCATTGATTTGAGAACAAATGATTCTGGGTGAACTAAATTCGGTATTCGAGTTCAATGGTACATCAACAAATCCTTGATCCAAAAATGGTACTAAATCCCCATCTGGGCTAGAACCACTGAAAGTTCTTGCCTTTGCTGATATTGATGTTTGTTGAGGTAATAATGTTTGAATATTCGGTCTAATTATATTGAATGGTATATTTTGTGTCGCTTTGGGGACTTTAGGTGATCCTAAAGCCTGAACTGTATCATATGACCCACAAGATTTATCATCTTTGAAATATAGAGCAGGATATCCAAGAACATTATCTGGAGTTCTATCAATACCTCTACTACTCATTCCAACTTTAACATAATAATAATCTAGATCCGTTGGATAAGTAACTAAATTGGTGTCAGACAGATTATGAGTTTTATTTATTCTTCTCAATGACACTCCATTTAATTCATATTTGAAGATTGACGAATCGATGTCATAAGATCCAGAAACTGTATTATCAATATTTCTTGTTATTCCAATTAAATTTTTGGTAGATGTGACAATTCCAGTATATTCAATGATTTCATAATCTATTAAAATATATCCAGGATTTACAGAAGAAACCGGAACATTTTCAAAACTAGTAAATATTCCAACAGAACTTACTGCAATACTATCGGTAGATGTTGAATTATATGAAGATGTTAATGTTTCTGGTTTTTGATCGGGTTGAATTCCAGAAAGTATAACTCTATCGGCAATCGAATACATTCCGTGATTATTGTGGCTGACTTTGAAGTGCAATCCATCAGTCAAATCAGTTATAGTATTTACAGTCGCACTAGAAAGAAGTGAAGTTCCAGAAGAACCAACATAATATAAACTGTCCACAGTATTTTTATTTAAAGTTCCCTGTACTCTATCTACCAATAAAGAGTTGAATGATGAAATTATACCAACATTATTTGGAATAGTAAGAATTAAATTATTGCCAAGTCCGTCTGTTTCCGAATAATTAACTTCTAACGAATCCCCATAAGCATATCCAGTTCCCCCAATTGAAACTGTAGCTGCGATAGCAACTCCGTTCTGAACACTTAGATTTACCTTAGCTCCAAAACCATATCCAGTTATAGAAACCAAGTTTACATTGGAGTAAGTTTTAAATGTAGATGTAAATCCAATTCCTGAAGAAGTTATTACTAAAGTACTTCCTATTCCCACAGATCCAACTATACTCTTTAAATTGGAACTAAAGAGTTCATTATTACTTTGCAATATTGGAGTTCCCGGTGTTAGTCCATCAACTTCAGTTGAAGTTAAGCTCTTTCCTAATCCAATCAAAGTAGACTTAGAAATACAATCTAATGGGTTGGGTCTCAAAGTTACAACTTGATTGTTACCTGTGTCCAGTTTTGGATTATGGAATCTAACCGTAGAAGATCCGGTAACAAATTTTGCTCTATAAAGAGTCATTTTCAAGTCTTCTAGTTGACTGGCATCCCATGTAGCTCCATTCTGAGATTTAAACAACGATCCTAATAAGGGTTGTTGCGCCACAACTATTTTTTGGGACTCTGGTAAATTCAGGGTTGTTACATCTTCTTCACCCATTCTGGATATCCAAACATTATATTCATTTGATACAGAAAGTAGAGCTATACAATAATCATTTCCACTCTCAAGATAGACCGGAGATGGGAAAGTGAATGTTGTGGGAGTTTTGCCATCTTCAGATATGTTAATTTGTCTCGGATCTAAAGTAACTTCACCAAAAGGAACAATTGTTTGAGTGGGCAAACCAGTTTTCATTGTTCTAATTTGCATGGTAATTGGCAAATTATTAGTATCTTTACTTTGGAAGAACAAATCACATTTTGTAACAAACATTCCGGTTTCTTCTGGAACTTCAAAAGATTGTGCAACTGGATCGACCCATCTTCTCTGGATTACAGTACGATCTAGGAATGTAGTTCCTGCAGTTAATGTTGTTTCTCTTGAAGTTAATGTTCTTTCTTCCGTCCTGTGGGTTCTTTCTATATCTGCATTTCTTGTCCTTAAAGTAACCTCTTCCGTATTGTTTATTGTTCCTGTAGATCTAAATTTAGTATCCGCTACACTATCTGTGGCTCCAATAATCGGTGTATTGCTGGAACTTGATGTTAAAACAAAAGTTTTTGTTCCAGTTTCAAATGTTGGAGTAGATGGTAATGTAGCATTTGGAATAAATAATGATCCAATTACTGTACCAGAAGTATCAGTAATTAATCTAATATTGGTTACTCTTGCAATTGCCCTAGAAACCACTCCTCTTAATTGCATATTTTCTACAATGTGGCCATAAAATGTCGAATCAGATTGCAACTCCAATGAAGCTGTGTCAACATTCAGTATAGTTGATGTTGTAGAATAAGAAGTGGGTATTGATTGTGTAGGTACATATGGATTTTCGATATAAACTTGATTTGGATTATTATATGGTCCATACTTATGATTGGCAGTTGCCAATCTAAATCTAATAGAAGTGTTTCCTAATGTACCAATAATAGTTTCACCAACAATAAAAGCACCACCTTGCATTTGAATTTCGATAAGTTTCGGAACAATATATTTGTTCATATCGACGTTATCGAAAAATGCATACATTCTTGTTTTTGGTTTTAATCTTTTTGCTACAAATTCAATATTTCTGGATCTCATTACATGAATAATGTCTGTAGATACCACGGAAGTACCCAAATTTACTGAATCGATTCTTTCACCAACCTTATATTGAACACCTCTTCTAGACTCTTCTGTAGTAGTAAGAGTGGTTACATTACTAAATGTAAAATACTGATCTCTCCAAGTTTGTTCTTCAAGCCACCAGTTACCAGTGGAACTAACATATGTACTTCCTTGGAATATACTATGTAAATTTTGCCTATCAATTTCTCGTACACCTGTCCAAGTAGTTTCCCAAGAACCCCAATCGATTGGAGACAATCCAGTATTAGTATCAGCACCAAGAGATCTAAGTGTGGCTTCATAATTTCCTTCTTGGTCTATGGTTCTCTGAGATGATCTAGTTTCAATCCAAGTATCGGAAGTTGGATTTAATTCAATAGACCCGATCCAGTTAACAACATTAAATGCATTCACATTTTCTACTCTAGTTGCAAAAGTATTCTTTAAAAATACTTCATCGGTATATTTCAAACAAACTACATCTCCAACTTTAACTGTATTTGGACTTCCCAAATCTTTTACAAATCTTAAATCCGCATCTGGATTTGAAATATTTGATAATCCTGCTATGGATTCTGAAGCTAAAAGAAGGTCTATTGCTGTTGAATAATGTTGTGGTCTGAGTAATCCTTCTTTAGTGTCAACACTACACTTTTGTTGAGGATCGCCAAAAGATCCAGAACGTATAGATTTAAAATTATCTACAAGAAAACCACACTTAAATCTATCTAACTGAGTTTGGGAATCTCTAATAGATAAATTCTTTGTATCAATTTCTAAAAGAGATAATGAGCTATAATATTCAATATTTTTTATCCTATCTTCAAGTTGTGAAATATCTTGCATTCTATAACGTTTGTGTGAAGATAGTTTCACAGTAACATCCTTAATATTGTACACATATGGATTCATAGTAATCGTAGCTACTTCCATAGCGTTGTCAACATCATTTGGCGGAATTGGAGTATTTGATGGTACTCCTTTTGTAATAAAGAATTCTCCATATCTATTAAGATATAATTTATCAACTCTACCTAGATAATATGAATAAGATAAAAGTAAGTCTCTATCTTTAGCAAAATTATATGGACTTGAATTTGTTGAAGATGAAAACTTTCTTGAATCAAATTCAAATGGAGAAAATGGAGTTATAGAACTATCATATGGAATAACTCTAGGTCTTAAGTCTATAATATCACTTGATTTGTAGTAAAAAATATCTGGCAAATCTCTTGAATATCTTTCTAGTTCATATGAACTGACCGTTACAAAGTCTCCATCATCATTTGAATCTATATAATAATAACTATATACTACCTTTAACCTCTTTGTTGGTGGTGTAACACCAGATTTTCTCCTTAACGATGAATAATTAACTATTTCTAAAGTTTGGCCACTATCGAAAATAAAATCAGATATGATATTCCTATCACCTTCTATCAAATAACTTATTCTTGCACTAACATTTGATTCATTAAATATGATTTTTTCACCCTTAATAAAAGTATTTTCATTAATATATACAAATTCTAACTGATTTGTTCCATTAGTTGAAACAAATAGTGCCATCGCATTACTAGATTCTCCATAAATTATTTCACCTTTAATAGTATTTAAAATATTCGCATTTAAATCAACAACTTCTAGTTTTGGCAACTCTGCATCACTTGAATTTGAAGACTCAAAAACACCAACAACATGAGCTACGTCCGGAACATTCAATGATATTCTGGAATCTTGTACTCTTGTTCCATAATATGGATTATAAGTTAATCCATCATTAAGAGTTGTACCACCTACTCCAGATGAACGAGTGCTAGAATTTCTTACGTCTAAAATTGCACATCTATTATAGATTTTTTTTCTGGATTTTAATCTTTTTTTTCTTAAAGTAGCTGTTAAAGTTGCAGGACCATTCTTACTTAAATTTACTAATGTTAAAGTTCTGCCGGATGTAATAGTAAATTGACTGGAAGTTAATGTTTCAATAGTACCATCAGAAAATACTAGAGAATAATCTTCTTCATCAAATGGCAGTAAAGTAATATTAGTATCACTCTCTAAAGTTGCAGTCAACCCATTTGACGCAACTGTTACAGAATATGATTTCCTATAAATTACTTCAGCATTAGAAACATCAACACTAGCAACATTTGGATTTTGTAATTCGGCAAAGATGAAAGATTCTTTAGAATTTAATAGTGTAGAAACTCCTTTTACCAAACTATCTGTTACAGTGGTGCTGGTAGGTAGTCCCCCACTACTAACTCCAGAAACACTTGTAGTTGATTGAACAGTTATAGACTTGCCAGAAGTGCTTACAGAGTTAACTCTGTTATAAGTGGGTACTATTTGTCCTGATTTTGTATAAACAAAAATATCTCCTGTATTAATTCCAACACCAAAAGTTGAAGAAGAAGTTGTTACAGTACTTATTCCCCCAGAACCTGCAGAAATTGTAAAACTAGTTCCCTGTGGAGCAATGGGAATTCCTATAGATATTCTAGTATCGGCTGTAAAAGATGTTGTCGATCCAACGTATCCAACTAATTGTTTAATATCACCTAAATTATAGTCTCTAACACTAACTATTGTTCTGGAAATATCTTGTCCATCAACTTTTAATTGTTCCCCAACAATAAAATCTCCAGAAACTTGATATAATATTACTTGATTATTGTTTGTGACTGATGATACCAAATATCCAGAAGCTGAGCTGTTTTTTCCTTCAACGAATGATGGTTTAGGGAGAGTTGTAGTAGCATTTAATGTCAAATATGTATAAGTCTGTAAATCATAAATCGATGTCTCAAAAATAGTGGAGGCACCAGTATACTCAGCATTTTTTAATTTTAAATCATAAACTCTACCAACTCCTATTGGAATTCCTGAAGAAAGACCTGGGGTTACAGTTCTCTCCGAGAACAAAGTCACTTGAGATGTAGAACCAAATCCAACTGGAATAGATCCATAAACATTATTAAGTTCTACTTGATTACCTAAACTAAAAGGAACTGTTATATCTTTAACGGTTTCAGTAGTTCTTGGTTTTTCTAAGTCTGCATTTACCGTTAAAATAGTCTCTACTTCATATCCTTTAACGTATGCTTTTCCGGGTGAAATTTGTAATGTTATTAACTCATCTGAGGGATTATTCCCTTGTTTTGTCAATTGATTCGGATTATAAACACCATTGTTTCCTATTTTATCATTTAATGATTCTTTAGCAACAACTTTAAATGGAGTTACGTAGTAATCTCCACACTCATCAGAAGTTCTTCTAGCTAATTCATCAGTTATTAGTGATGGAATATTCTCTTTTCTAGGAATTCTTTGGATATTTCCATTTACAATTCTAATCAACTCCACAAAATTTTCATCATTAAAATCATCTAAAGATTTTTTTATCAGTGTTGCTACGATCCTTAGTCTATCTGCCCCTGGAGCCGCAAAATTTGAAAATCCCCTTGCATTATCATATAAATCTGGATTTGATTGAGATGGTATAGCTATGTCTTCAAAAATAGATAGTCCAATTCTATAGGAAGGTAAATTGGAATACTGATCTAATATAATAGTTTGTGGAAATACATCTACAAAAAATCCTCGTATAAAATATACCCCTTCTTCTATTTTTACTGCAGATCCAATTGCTGTAGAATTTGATATTGTAGTAGTTGCAAATGAGGAATCCAATCTAATGACTCCTAGACCATAGTCAATATTTTCCAGTACTATTAAATTTTCACCATCGACAAAAGTTTTAGAAGTAAAATCACTTTCACTAGAACTTTGATACTTTATATACAAAGTAAAAGTATCATTTTCAGACTCTTGACTAGTAATATAATTTTCAATTTTAGCAAAAACCCCACTACTTTCACCTTTTATTTGTTTTCCAAGTAAAAATGGTAGGTAAGTTTCTACCGGAATACTTAAGTGAGATGGATCAATTTGTACACATGTGTACTCCGAATCATATGCAATGCCACCAGGTATTACTACAGATCCCTCTTTGAAAAAATGTTTACCAAACTTTTCAACCTGATTTTGCAAGATAGATTGGAGTGTTGTTAATTCTCTTGCTTGAATTGGGGTTCCTGGCTTAAATAAAACTCTTCCATAATTTTTTCTTGGATCAAAATCATCAAAATATGGAGATGTATTTAAATTAATGTTTTGTGCCATTTCTATTAGAACTCCAATACAATTTTAATGTCTTCTTTTTGGTTGGCTGATCTGGGAATTGGTTGTCTATTATCCAAATAGATAATATCACCGGATTTTTTGTTATATTCAGCAGAAGAAATACCCGCTACAAACTCTTGTCCCAACTGATATATTCTATTATTTATTGTTGTACTTACGCCATTAAAATTGGAGTTGATTACTAAAGTTGGACCAATAATTGATGAACAATTAATTGTCAATCCATATCCAACATCTGGAGTTGCAGTAAATGGAATAATTTTAAATCCAGTCTCACTTGAAGCTAATCCTGTTGGTTGATAATACTTCAAAACGCCTGTTATCGGGTCCCAAGAGGATACAAATCCAATTGCAGTAGAACCAAGTCCAACAGTTTGCGTTATTTCTGAGTCTATAGCATATGTTGTATTAGTAGTAACTCCAGATAGTTTTAAAGCATTTAATCCACTAACTAAAGATACATCGAGTAATTGATTAGTACTTCCAACTATTGTTGGATTTCTTAATATCCCAACCCTGGCAAAATCATTTCCCAAAATAGTATCAGGATTACTTTCCAATGTTTCGAATCTGGAATATAATAGTACTCTATATGCTCCCAACTCTCTATAAATATCATACCCATGACCACCCTTTGGTGGAATAATGACGTTAAAAGATGCAACAGATGTCGTACCTATACCAGTATTACTTAGTTGGCGTAATGGACCAGTAACTTCAGAACCTGGAGCACCTGGATAAAACTGAATTGTTCCATATGTATACCCCTTTCCGCCATCTGTAACAAATACTTCGGAAACTTTTCCAAAAGAGTCAATGGTTATCGTGGCTTTACCACCAGAACCATCACCTAAAATAGGAACATTAGAAAAGGATGTAGAAATTGGTTGATAATTTGATCCTCTTTCATTAATAATAATGACTTCAATTTTTCCATCAACTGCATTATTTTTTGTGGATATAGATTCCCCAGTATTTCCCCAATCTTCTGGTACTGGAATAAATTCAATAGAATCAAATTTAACAATCTCCGATGGTTTGATCGTATACAAATATTTCCAAATATATCCATCACCACTAGCGCCAGCAGCTCTTGGTTCTAAGTCAATAAAAGTTGGTTGGTCGAAAGATGGTCTTCCTTTTGGATTTTCAGGATCAGTTCCATTTTGTAAACATATATAAACTCTCAAATCTTCGTTAATTACATAATAATTTGCTTCATAGAGACTCGTTTGGGAAGTAACAGGAGTAACATTAAATACACTATAGTCATGCCTATACATTTCATAAGTGTTTCCAGCTGTCCAGGTAACTTTTCGAACAAGTCTCCTAACATCTTGAGTTGCAATTTGTTTTAAGGTTAATATACTCTCCTTAACTTGATATTCTTCCTTAAATCCATCAAGTGGAGATGGAGTATTGGATGACCAAGTAGGAGAACCTCCAGCAGCAAAATTATTACTGTTAGGTAGTCCGATAAAAGTGTAATATTTATTTGATGTATCGCCCACCCCAGAAACACTTTTTATAAAGTTTTCCGCATTTACAATTCTAAATTGATCTGATATTATGGCTGGCATTTTAGAACATACTTTTTTTTATTTAGTTACATTTTACTTACTTATTATATTTCTAGTTCTAATAATTTTGGGGGAAGATGAAATTCCATTAATTCCATTGTCATTAAAAACTTCAAAAGTTTTTGGGTCACCTAAAATTCTATTTTGATAATCATAAATTTTAGCCCAACTATATCTTCCATAATAATTATTTGTTCCAACTCCACTATTATTGGACCCTCTGGTATAAACTTTAAGATAATTATCCACCATAGGAGCAAAATTACATGTAACAGTTACAATTCCAATTGATGGAGTAGTTACATCTTCTACAATATAAACTCCATCTATGAAAGATTTCGCTATACCAATTTTAGAATTTGGATAATTGCTCATGCCACCAAGAAGTGTAGTAATTCCAACTAGGTCTCCTCCTGTTTCAACATTACTGTCAGTAATTACAAAGTAATCTCCTTTGGACAATTGACTATTAGAAATTCCGAAGGAATTTAAACTAGAATATCCAATTCCGAGAGTACTATTATCATATTGCTCAGATTGTAATGTAAACGAAATTTTTGGAGAAGTTGTTCCTATGCCGGGAGTTCCAGTAATATATGTAGTGACTCCAATAATTATTCCATGATCACCGACAACTTTTAAAGATCTAATTAATTCATTATTAAAACTATCTGGTTCTATTATTACTGGTGGTGGGGTATTTGAATCATATCCAAATCCAGAATTTACAATCTGTATAGAAGTAACCACTCCAGAAGTTATATTAGATATAGCAGTAGCTCTATTATATACAGGTTCGGAATATATTGCAGTAGCACCAGATCCTATAGCAACGTATCTTCCATCAGAACCAATATTATCAACAAAAACTAAGTCATTGACAAAGTTTGGTTGTGACGTGGATCTATAAATCCAATTACTTAGATCAAATGAATAATATAAATCACCTAAAGATGTAATAATTACATAGAAACCATAACTATAGTAAATATTTTTTATATTTACTATCCCAAGATTATTTGAAATAATTTCATATGAATTTCTATTTATAGATCTAACAATTATTCCATAATCTCCAACAGCAACATATTTGCCTTCAACATAAATGACCTTATTTAAATTAGTAGCTACCGGTGGGTTTACAAATTCCCAGACATTTCCATCATTGGAAGTTCTAATTACACCATCATTACCAACTGCCACAAAATATTCGGCTCCAAAAGTTACACTATTCAAATCTGATAGAGTTTCCGAATATCTACTTACAAATGACTCTGTAGTTACTCCGGGACCCATAAATATTGATCCCGCTGTACCTACAGTAACCCAAGTATCCGTTATACTTGAGTATGCGATCTGATTAAGTGTTCCACTATATCCACTACCTACTCTACTTACTGCACCAAGACCAAGAATTGAAACCTCTTCTTCCAATCCAATCTGAGTCCATGGAGTTATTATATTTCCGTAGTCTGTGGCTTTTATAACTTTTCCTAAATTTCCTACAGAAACTAAGAAATTGCTTACACCAACTCCCACAATTTCAAGAGAATTGAAATTAGAAGATACTCCAAATCCGACTGTAGAAACCTGCCAATCTATTCCATCAAAGCTGGTAGAATATACAGAATTATTTCCAACGGCAACAAATTTATTGTTATATTTGATTGATTTTAAATCATATGACGTGGTTATTCCATTAACTCCAGTCCAATTAAAAATTGGATCCTTTTTAGTAATTAATGATTCAGAAATAATTACTTTAGGTGACTGTGTATTAGCGTATCCAACTCCGCCATCATTAATAATAATGGATGAAATTGTAGAAGCAGATGACACTACAGCCTGACCCAAAGACTCTCTAACAGTTCTATTTTCAACTATTAATGCATCTCGTATATCTTCAGGAAGATTATCAAAATCTGTAAATAATGGATATGCATTATCAACATATATCACTGTATCAGTGGGTTCTATTTTTTTAATGACTGTTGCAAACGGTTTTATATTACTCTGTAAACTTGGTCTAGATTTGGAATACAGAGAGCCATTGATTACCGTATCATTAAGTTGTTTACGCCAAGAAAGAGGTCTAATCTTTGCAGGATCAGTAATAATTCCTACTGAATAATAATTAAATGTTTCAAATTGATCTGCGGCTGCAATTTTTTTAACAACTCTTTCGAATTGAGAAATATCAAATAAATCTTCAGGATTTTCCTGTATGGTGACTATATCTCCAGGTTTAATAGTTTTAGGTGGATCAACTAACTCAACGTCAGTGGAAGAACCTCTGTAATACAGAATAACACACTTAGAACCTGGTTTAGGAGCTTCGGTAAATATTACTCTACTTCCAGAGAATCTATAAGCTGTATTTGGAACTTGTAAGATATCATTTATGTATATAAAGATATTATTTGTTATATCCAAATCTGTTCCATCAGGAACCCTCAGTCCCAAAACCTGTTTAACTCCATTTAAAGTAGTTGTTAATGTAAATTTCTTAGCAAATCCATTGAAGAATTGTGAAATATCATCAAATTGTATAAATTGACCGGGATAGAATCCAGAGAAACTATCTGTTTCTACTCCATCTACGGTTAATACAAAGGGTTCAAAACTAAGTAGTGGATCAGTTACGATTCCAACAGGTGTGAGTTTATCCCCAACCTTATATCCAATTCCAGGTTGATCAAACTTATATGCAATTACACTTGATCCCATTCCTACTTCTACAGTAAGTTTTGCCTTTTGGCCTACTCCAGAAGTCCCTCCAGTATACTCCAAATTAAGATTACTATAACCAGTAGGAATTCCGATAACAACCTCTGGTAATGAGGTTGTTGTGTATGAAGATCCTGCATTGACAATGGTAAATCCGGAAATAGTCCCAGCAGCACTTACCGTAGCAGTTATACTTCCACCAAATCCAATAGTAGATGCAATACTTACAACTGGTGGATTTCTATATCCAGAACCAGATCCAGTAACAATTATATCTGAAATAGTTCCGGCAGCAGAAACTACCGCAGTAGCAGCTGCTCCAATTCTTGGAGCATAACCATAACTTGTAGATATAGAAACTTTTGATATTTTTCCAGAATTTGGAGTACCAGATAAGAACCTGATAACATTTACTCCCTCTCCGTCAACTGTGAGGTCACTAGTAGGGTTTTGGAAAACATTATTAATTAATACTATTGGATTATTATTAATATTTGTAGAACTATTAACATTATTAAAAATAGTATTGACAGTTTCTCCACCAGACTTTAATGTAAATTCTGTAGCTGCAACACCAGTAAAGGATAGTGATATATCATCAAATAAAATATTTTTATCTTCTGGAGTATCTGGATTAAATTGTCTACTAAAAGCCCTTCCACTAAATGTAGATCCTGTTTGCAATCCAACAGGACCAATTTTTCCATTAGGGGGATCATCGAAGTATATTACATCTCCTACAATATTGAAATCCCCAGATAATACTGTTCCACCAGCACCTATCGTGTGTGCTGAAGCAACTGTACCAAAATATCCACGTTCAACCTCTATCTGATTTTCAGAAGTTATTCCAATAGTTTTAATTGAAACATATTCATTATCGATATTAATAATATCACCTAGAGATAATGATGAAATACCAGCGGAGATATCAATTAATGTGGTTGAGGCCGAGGAAACACTAGATCCAAAAGATACACTTAATGATTTTCTAGTCACTGCTTTTTGAATTATTCCATCTATTGTAATAATTGCACTAGCATTAGGATCTTTATACTCCAGCGAATGAGTTGCTGTTCCTACTCCGGTTATATTGAAAAATACACTTGTAGATAATCCGGAAAGTTTAAATTCATTATCGTTTAATTTATATACAAATACTGATGTTGGTAAAATTTTAGTGCCCAATTCCAACGGACTAAATGATAGATCATCGTTGGAACTTGATCCACCGATGTAAGTACCTGCTACAGAAATTACAGAGTTATTGTTATAACCAGATCCGCCATTTAAAACTTTAACATAGTTAATAGCACCATCAGAATCTCTAGCGATGTCAAAAGTTGCTCCAGTCGCATCGTTAGATGGAACAGACGAATAACTATTATTTGACTCTGACTGTAGTACTGTTGGACCTGTCTTAGAAATATTAAATGTTAAATCATTAGCTGGGCTTGTTCCTGAGAAATGAGTTCCAGAAATAGAGACTTGATCACCAACACTATAACCATATCCACCATAAGTGGGAATGATATTTGTAGACACAGCCACTCCTCCACCACTATATGCAATAAGGACACTGAATTCAGCATCAGTGCCAAGGCCTGTGGTAGTTGATGGTATTTGGAAATATTCTATAACTCCAGTTGGACCTGTTGCGACAGTTCCGGAAATAGTAGTACTAATTGCAACATTATATCCATTTTCTAAAATAGCCGTGCCATCATAATCAAATACATTTAATAGTGTATCAACAGTGCCAGTTACGTAAGAAGTAGTTGCAATTCCAATAGGACTTCCATTGGAATATGAATATATCAACTCTTGACCGGATTGGAAGTTGTGATTTGGAATTACAAATTTCTCTTCAATAATATCAATAGAACTGCCAGTAAACTCATGTTTAAACAGTGAAGTCCCTTTATTTTTTAGTTTAAAGGTACTCAATCCAACTACAGATCCACCTTTAGCAAGAGAAGGATAAGTTATTGTAGTTGGGACAGCTGTGGTTCCGATTCCGATTATTGAAGTTATTATTCCAGCGGAATTGATAATTGATGATTGAACATCGACATAACAATTTTCATTGTAATCTGGACTACAATCAAAATCTGGCAAAATACTATCATCAAAATACTGATCAACAAATATAAATGACTTTTCAGCTGTACCTCCGCCAACATAATTATAATTTATTGTGGACGGGCCAACATTTATTCTGAATCTTATGGGATCAACAACTTCTACTTCATAAACAAATCTCTGATATGATAGTGGTCCGTCAGTCAAGTTTAAACTTGGGAAAATTGCAGTAGTAACTCCAGCACCAGCATCAAATGAGAATGATAGATCTTTTAAGAGAATATAGTTGGTTGTTGTTGTCGATAATCCATGGGAAGTTGTAGTTGAAACAGTCGTTACACCAGTCAAGTTGTTATAAATCACCGATGATATCCCAATAGAATACCCCTGTTGATATGAAGTAGTAACTCCAACGTTATTGATAATATATTTTGAAAGATCAACTACATAACCAATTGCATGTATAGTTTCATCCGTTATTTCTGATACGTAACTAGTACCTAATCCAGCCCAATAAGCCAGTCCTCCTTCAATAGATTTGTTATTTGACTCATATTTTACATCGTGAGATATGAAGTCAACAATATATCCAATACTATCATAAAATGTTGTTCTACTCCAACCAATATTTGTACTAATTCCCGGATATCTTGCAGTAATAAATCCTACAACTTCTTCTTGGATAAATTGTCTATTTGAATCTAATAAATCTGATCCACCAGCAAAACGAGAATCCAACTCTTGCAAAGAAGATCCTTCAAATTGATCACTAATGTCATCTATTTCAACAACTTTATTTGTCCTATTAATAATATAAGAGGTTAAATCAATTCCTTCATCCAAGTATATGTTTTGTGTAGATCCATCAGGCAATAATTCTTCTTCATAAACTCTAGCAAAATTGTTTCTCAAACTCATAGGTGTTGTTTGATCAATACTAACTAATGTAACTGTATCGGTTAATGATAACCTTGGTTTCATGTCAGTAGACTTAGCAATACCCAAATTAACTTCATTTAAAGTTGGTTTTGTCAAAATTTCCAAATCAGAAAATTCTTTAAATCCGGAAGGATGTAGTATAGATCTTACAGATTCTCTCCAAATATTATATGGAATATTTCCTTTAATTGAATATGAAAACTTTTGATAATAAAAATTATCTGAAATTTTTTGTAAAGAGTCATTCAAGATACCAGAGGATAAATCTATTGAAGATGTTTTATCTCTGGAAACTCCTAAAGTAGCAAATAAGTTGAATACATCAAAATATTCAACAGTACCATTAATTTTTGATGTTTCTCCAAATATTTTATCTCCCGTATTTATTTCTCCGAAAATATTTTTTAATCTCATTTGATTGAGATCATTATCCCAACCATTTTCCATTACTACACCAGAAAATGTTTCTGAGGAGATTTTTTCATTTGAAATATAATTAACATCATCTCTTAATACCATTTCAAATTGTGGCATATCATTTCTATTAATGACAACCCCCAAGTTAAACTCATCACTGTATGTACCAAAGGAACCTGTAGAAATTCCTGTCATGTCATATGTTACAGTATTATTATTAGTGTTTACACCGACAACATCAAAGAATGCATAGTTATACGAAGATGAATTATAATTAGAATCATCTGCAGTCGTATCAGTTAGTCTACAATTTTCAATAAAAATTTGATCTCCGATTTTAAATGGGTAGATATAATCTGTTATTCCATATCCGATTGGTATATAAGGATTTATAGCGGGATCATTAAGTAATTCTAGTGTCACTAAATTACCGGCTACAGAAATAGAATCAATTTCATATCCATTTGAGTTATATATTGGAATTATTTCTAATGGTGATGATAATGAAGTGGAATTTTTAATTACATCAACCGAAATTATAGATCCGCCAGATACTACAGCATTAAGTTCAATTCCACTAGTATCATTTTTAACTACTAATTTTGGAGAATTATTATATCGTTTTCCGCCAGTTGTTATTCCAATATAATCTATAGTTCTTATATCTTTTATTCCAATAACAGTAGGAACACTTAGAGACGGTGATAGTGTTGGATCTGTTGGATAATCAAATCCGTCTTTAACTCTACTAAAAGTTTCAACCCTTCCAATATTTGGAGATACTACTTTTAATACAGCATTACTGCCGAACGAACTGTTTATCCCCCTGATATTTGGCAATTTCTTATATCCTCCACCTGGGAAATTAATTTTTAATTTAGATATCGGACCTAATGCACTAGTAGAGGTTGTTTTATATGAAAAATTAGTAGCGGCTTTCGTAATAATATTATTTTCTACAAAACTTAACTTCTTAGTATTATAGAAAGAAAATACTTTATCCGATGAAACTACTATTTTAAATTTGTCATTAAGTTGGTGATTTACTATAGAAACTTTATTATAAGATTTTACATCTATATCAGATGATATTTGTTTTTTACTTTCATCTGAAGATCCTTTCGGGAATAAGTTATAATAAATTGGGAAAAATTGTGAGGAAAGATCCAAAACAACTTTAGCTCCAGAGTTTCCTGGAGTTCCACTTCTAAATACGAAAAATTCACTTCTTTCATTAATTTTCTGAATGAAGTTGGGATCAAAATAGAATTGCAAATCGAGGTCGAGTAAACTACTATCGGACAAATCAAATTCTATCTTTGTAGTTCTAAGACATGAAATTTGTGGGTTAATAAAATATAATTTGTGCGTAGTTCCTACACCACCATCTGAAGAAAAACTAATAAAGTTGGATTCATCAATATCACTCCTATACTGACATAGGTTTATAGAATTAAAATCTGTTTTTGAAACATAATATACACCATAATTACTTAAACCATTTATGGGAGATGTAGCCACATAGACAATTTTATCACCTGTTTCAATATTTCCATCATATGAAGAAATATCTATCGAGCTTCTTTCTACAGAAACATCAGTATCAGAAAAAGAAATTTCTCTCATTAAAACTTTTCTATTTACAGGGTCAAAAATAACTTTGACTACTTCATTATAATCTGTAGTTAATTTAAGAGTTACAATATCATCGGTAGAAAGATTATGATTTGTTTTGGTAGTTACTAAACCTATTATATTTTGAATGGTTCCAGTAATTTTTGGATTTATGGTAGTTAATGAATGAGCTGCTCCAATAATTCCATAAGAAGAAGTTTGATCCCAAAACTCTAAAGAATTAAAATTGGTTCCAATCCCTGTAGAACTAGTAAATCCAATAGTAGATAACCCTATATAATCTTTACCAAGATTGACAGCATAAACTATTTGATCATCAAGTAGTTTAATAGATGATGCAGATCCCACATTATTAACATATAATGATGTACCAGCGAAACCAGAATTATAAATTAATGGCTGGCCAGTATAAAACTTGTGAGATGGTAAATATATGTTTCTTTGTGGTATAAATCTAGTTTCGAAAGATGTAGTTCCAAATCCAACAACAGTGCGAATTGAGCCACTCGTACCAATACCTACAGAATATTTTGGATCAAAAAATGTAGTATAATTATCAATTGTTACATCATTTACACCAATTGTTGGTATAGTAAATTCTGTAGGCAATAAAACTACATCATCAATTCCAACTGTATGAACTCCCACATTTTCAAGTCTATTGACATAAAATCCGGATCTTCTAGGGTCAATATTAGTAATTAAGAGTACTTCTGTACCTATTCCTATAAAATCATTAACTTTAAATCCACTAATGTCCTTCAGTTTTATAAAAGTGGATACCCCAGTAGTAATAGAATCACCAATGTCCTCAGATAATTGTGATCTCTTTTCATAAACATTAACAAATTTTATACCTTCAAACTTAGATGATGTAATAGTGGATATTCCACTTATCAAAACTGGTTGGCCATTTTGCAGTTGGTGAGGTGAACTTGTTCGTACAGTAGTATTTGGATTTCCTATTAAGAATTCTGCGTTTGTTATTACATCATCAATTAAAGTAAAAGATTCTATTTTTCTTCCGTCTAATTCACTTACAACTATATTTGATTGTATTCCTTCACTACCAGATATATCAATATCTACTCTATCATTTACTTTATAGTTATCTCCAGAAGAAAATAT